ATAAGTCTGGCTGTGATGAGCTTAATGCATCACTCGACTGAGGTATATTTTCTTGATATGCCATGCTCTATCCTTTTTAAAAATTACACTAAAGTCCGACCACTCGGCCCGACTCGGCCCGACCACTTTTTTAAAAATTACTACTTCCTGGTGACCATCCTGATCCATTACCATTTTCTGAATATATAGTAGCCACACGTTGATTTGACAATTGTTGTAACGTTCGCCGCAAAATAAGACGCTCTTGCTCTTTCAAAGAAGGCATTATCATTTGAATGCTTTCCATATCCATTCGATCTTCAAGTATCTTTTTTGCACTAGAAAATGCTATATATTGCCACCACTCTTCTAGCTGTGGACTCTGCCCTGCAGCAAGAAGTTCTGATGGGCGCACATTCACTTCGATATTTACGGGATAAACCTTGTCAGGAACTGGACGTATGGTAAATGTATCATTAAAAAATAGAACAGCAGTTGGTTTTCCTGCAGCGTAAGGTATCGTCTCGCTATATATAACTTCTGATGCTCCTGGAGCAGCTGAATATGCTAAAGTGAACGCACCATTAAGATAATTAATAGTACCAGTACCATCACCTGATAAAACTCCAGAACCGTCATCACTTAACCTTAATCCATTTCCTGCAGCATCTTTACTAACAAAATTAACATTGTTTCTCAATACAGGAATCGAAGACAATGTACCAGCAAAGGCCGTCGTTATCCCATCACCAGTTGTTCCAATACTCAAAATAGTATTTGTTAAAGGGAACATTGCAGCAAATTGAGATCGAGATTGACTATAAACAACCTCTTGTCCGGCAATAAAAACAGGAGGGTGTACAGTAAGATTAGATTGAATAAATCCAGAAAGACCAGCACTTACCGAAGAAGAATTATATTCATCTATGTTAGGCTGCGTATACCACGTTAACGTTTGCCTCAAATTAAAAAGCCTAAGATGCTCAGGAAAATCATATTGAATAAAGGTATTCACGTACTCATCTATAGTGGTATCAGATATTTGAGAAGAAGATGGGCTACGCGTTAATCTTCTTATCTTTATTCGTATAGCATTTAGTGTTGAATTGGCCATAAAACATCTCCTTTAGCACTCATAAACAAGCTACCCTAAGCATTAGTTGGATAAGGCTAAGCTAACGCTAGAGTAGCTATACCTTTTTAGATTATATTTTCTACGGTAATAAGATCGCCTTCTGGCCTTAGATCATCAATATCAACGAACTCCAAACTCTGGAAAGAGCAACGTCGTACTTTTTGACCTAATTTTTGCGTATGTTTTCCTGTTTCATCTTGCTGATAAGAATGTACTGGGTACCAACAGTTCTTATTAAGATGCTTTGCTACACCTAAAGGTAACGTATAAATTTCACCATCCCGTAAATCATATCGCTCAGTGGGATCTTCTTTATATTGTCTAAAAACAAAACTTAATGTGCCACCAGCTACTTCATGAAAGATGAACTTACCACGTACTGGCTCACGGTCTTTGTCTCTCATATATTTTAAATTAGGTTTTTTCTTTTTCTCTGTTTTTTCAAGACTCATTTTTTCTCCTAAAAGTTGGGAGAGGAATTTCCTGTCCGTAAAGAGGAAATTCCTCTCCCAAATAATTACCTATTGATTATCGACACTAAAAGACTTACCAGCTACCCAGTAAATTACATTAGTATTGACACCAGCAGGGCCATTGGCACCAGCAGTCAATATCATTTGTAGTGCTGCGTTATTAACCGTAGCATCACCAAGAATATTAACAGCAGACGCTAAAGCTTGAGCGGTACTTTCTCCAACTGGAGTAACAACAGACCAGGTGAATGGAACTGCAGCAGCACCAGGAAAAGCAAATGCAGTAAATGCAGACGAATCAATATTAAGAGTAATAGTATTATTCGCCGTACTTATTGCAGTAATTGTGCCAAGAAGACCATCCATTTCAATCATTCCAAACTCTGAAGGAACAGACATTCTTACCTGTTGACCTACCGTAAATAGGTGGGTAACAGAGCACGTAACTACCGCAGCAGCTGCTTGAGAAATGTTCACAACAAATCGATTGGTTGGATAATACATAGGATCAAAGGCTACGTGACGATATGTACCATCACCCGCACCAACAGCTCCTGGAGCTGTTGCTAATGTATAACGCATCTTGAATGAATTATTAGCTACAACTGTATCAACTTCAAAATCAAACCCACAAATGTTAGGTACACCTGTATCAGCTTGAAGACGAACAACAGATCCGGTTGTTAATGAACCCGTATTACCCGTAGAAACTACCGGTAGAGTTATATTAGTTATTCCAGTTTCTGCAACAGCAGCTCCAAGCGGATTACCTGAAGTATCTCGCAAAAAGAATCCAGCATCAGCAGCTATTTGAACCGTTGTCATAGGATCATTTACTACTGTACCAAGTTTTCTATACTCAACACCACGCCCATCAGTCATACCACGCTGCCAGTAAAACTGTGCTCCACTGTCAGTTCCTAATGCAGCGTCATTAAGAATAGTCTCGTTGTAAACCCACATCCAATCTATATCAGATCTAATAGCAACAACTTGATTAGTTCCATCAGCAGTAAACCTGCCTTGATTAACGATAGTTCCGTTCATAAGTACCTCCTTAAGATCTTGTGCAACGCATATTAATTACCCATAGATCATTCGTAATACGAGGAACTTCAGCAAACTTATAACCAACAGAGGCATTAAGTGCTAACGGTCCATCATATATAGGTGGTCTATAAATAAATGTTGAGCTGTATCCATCTTGTTCTATACATGCATACGCTTCCATACCAACACAGAAAACGTTATATACATTATTGTCTAACACAGAAGCATTAGGAGAAACAGAACCAATAGAAGAAACAAGGAAACGAAGGTTACCAATAGCTCCCCACTCTGAACGCAAAGCATCCATAGGTGATGGATATTGATTTTTATGGATAAAACCAGCAACGTTATCAAGATCACCAGTAAGCTGAGTAGATCCTAATGCAAAATATGCATCACGAACTGGAGCTGTTCCAAATTTATCTTCACCCTCAATATTGTCCATGATGGTGTAAGCATCATTATCAAGAAGAGTACGCACAACTTCATTCACATCAAAACGAGTAATTTCAGTTGGGTTATCTCCGTTTACTCCACCAACACAGTTAATAAATGCTGCAGTACTAGCAAGCATATTACGTGTAAGCTCATCTTCAGTTTGACGAAGAGAAACACCTAAACGAGCCGCTGCTTCATTTAGAACTGGATCTTGGTTTTGCAAAGTAACTTGCTCATTCAATTGAATGTACTGCCCGTAGAAATCAATGCGAGCATCAATATCTATTGCAGATAAAGCAACTGAAGGAGGTGTAATTCCTGTGTTTCCAAGAGGAACAAGAGCACTCGGCAAAGGATTATAACGACGCATACGTAATGTACGTCCGCCATTCCTTGGCATAGCTTTCTTCATCGCAGGTATTTTATGGATCATGTTTGGTACAGGAACAGACAACAGTTTATAACTAAAACTTTGTTGTACTGGAGCCGGCAACAAACTCGTAGTCGTAACAGGCATAAAGAATCCTTAAAGTTTATACATCTAACACATAAAAACCTTAAGCTGACGAGGCTTAAAAAGTACGTCATGATCGTGGCGAATTGATCATACAGCCGATAGAAGTGAGTGAGTCTTCATTACACTCATCTTAAATATACTTTTTATATATAACCGTTACAACCGAAACGAAATACTATGAATTCTTCCTTGCAGCATTCATTTCTCTTCTCAATTGATCGCGCAATTCAGGCGTTAATCCATTAGCAAAGGCGTTCGCATGAGACATCGGAGAACTTCCACGCTGAGGCGAAACAGCATGTAGAGTCTTAGGCTTTAAAGAATTCTGCTTTGCTATCTCCCTATCTTTAACAAACGCATCTTTCTGGCCAATACCGAGCCTTTTTATTGTTTTATAGGCAAGAGCGGCTTTTTTATAAAGATCTGGTGTATGCGAAATCGCTAAAGCCAAGTCAGGATCCATGTCACGCAATGCATTTACATTTTCATTTGATACAACAGAAGCAAAGTCCGGAAAATTATTATTTAACTTCGCCTCTATGCGCGACTCTGAAGACACTTGCTCATAACTCTGTAACTTTTTCTCAAGCATAAGCATTCTTTTATCATACTTACTTAAATGCTTGCCCTCTACAAGATCATCAGGATTAAGATGTAAATCTTGTTCTGGAACAACTTCTTTTGCAGGCTCTTGCTTAGCATTCCAACGCTTCTCTAAGTCTTTAGCATATTGGATAGCTTCATTTCTCTCTTGCTCCAAACGAGAAGTTTTTTCCCTCAAACGCTTGAAGTTATCGTCTTTGATTGTATTTTTTTCACTATCTATTTGCATTTCATTTTCATTAATGCCTGCTTCATCAGTAGTTTCCTCCTGTGCAACACGTTGCACAACTTCTTCCTGCGCAACATCATTTGCAATAGGAGTATTTGGATCTTCTTGAAGCTTGTCTAATGTTTCTTTCTGTGGAACCGGTCGGCCATCTTTATCGTATTTCATATCAAACATAGTATTCCTCTCTTGTTCTTTTTATGATTGTAAAAGTATTGTATTTAACTGCTCTCCATTACGCTTCTTTGCTAATTGTAATAAAGTATTGTCCTCAAAGTCTAAGACGTGCTTTAAAAGTTCTCGTTCTTCCTCAGCAACACTTAGTGCGTTAGTTTTTAACAAAATACACGTATGTTTAGATGGTACTACCCATAGAAATTCAATACGATCAGATGGTCTATCATAAAAATAAACTGTCTGATCGTATGTTGGGGTTGGGCATGTGCGTCTAAAGAAGAAGTAGTTTCTTATAACATTCTGCATAAGACGTTCTTTTTTTGTTTCTACCATTACATAGAAACTTTCAGAGTCTATATCTTTCTTTCCGCGCTTAACGCACTCAAGAATACTATTTGTATAATCTTTTTGCATTTCACGTTGGAGTTCAATAGGATCACGCGTCTCAGGTGTTTTTAAGAGCAAATTAGATGATTGCTTACCAATCGTTTCGTGTGACATATATTTATTCTCCACTACTGCTTTAATTAAATGAATACGAAACACTATATATCATAAAGAAGCAGCAATGAAGCTATTTATACGCTATACGTGTTGCTATTCAACATCAAAGTTTATTTTTTTAACACTATCTTGAATGTATGGATTAGCATAATAACCAGCCCGTGGAAACTGCTTCTGATAGCCTACACCTGAAAGATTAGACATTGCATTACGATCTTCTTTGACTATTCCAGCATCAGCCATTTCTCTTTTTCTTCGAGGATCTACACCAGCATAAAAAGAACTATAAGCTGATTGTACGCGCTCATAATCATACTGATTCTTAATGTCTTGCTTGATGTTATAATTTTCATACGACTGAATCACTTGTTCACGAGATTTAACTTTAGCAGCAGATCCCTTAAGTGGTTTTAGCTTCTTTTGTACCATAAAGACTCCTTTTTATAATAGGGGAAAACTTGCGCCTTCCCCCTATTATTATTTTACGTACCGAGTTTCTTCATAAATAAGACGCCGACTTCTATGGGAGGACTTATTTTTTTTATAATCAATATTCATCGGTAAGCCTAAGATCTCATACGCAATCTTAGTTGCTTTACACTTTGCTCGAGGCATAGCAGGCATAAGTATCCTAGTACTTTTCAGGATACGACATACCACTTTTGCGTCGCTCTTTATTTACATCATCACGAACCTGTGTATCAACACCTTTAATGTCATCATTAAGGTTATAATAACTATATGATTCTTGTGGATAAGCCTTAAACATAACCTCAGTAGGAAGATTAGCGATAGCGTTACGATCTTCTTTGATCATTGCTGCTCCTTCTGCTTCCATACGTTTTCGTTCAGCCATATTGTCAGAGCCATAGTAACGTTTCTTTGCCATCATTTTTGCCATTATTAGTCCTTTTTGTAGAAAATGTCATCAAGACAAGGTTAAAATCCTCTAACTACTTAAAGCTCAAGATTGCTCTCTTGCTTCTTAACCATCTGACTAAGTGTGATCAGTTTTTCAATCTGTCGCAAGTCAATATCTTCCATTTCTTTCATAGCCTTAGCAAGATCCAAGATCCCACTAAATCTATCTTTTTGAGCCTCTGCTTTTCTTTCAATAGCAAGAGCTTTATTTTCCTCTACTCGACTTATTCGTTCAATTCCAAGCCCTCTATTAGCTACCGCTCGTGCTTTCTCAGATTCTATACGAGCTTCTAATTCTGCCATCGAAGCTTGCATCTGAACATTTGTTTGTTGAGCTTGCTGTTCAGCTTGTTTAGCAATAGTTTCAGTCAGCTGTTTCTTGTTCTGTAATGTAGAAGCTTCTAGCAGAACACTATCAGGAACTTGAACTCCGACCTCACGTAAATGTAATAACTGGGCAAACTGCATTTGTCGTTGAGTGGTAGTATTTAATCCATCTTCAACTGCTGCATCATAACGACCAAAAGCTTTATTATAAAACTGAGCAGTAGGTTCTTCCTCTATAATTCTTTTAACTTTTCCTGGTGTAAAGTTAACCTGAATCAATTCTATAAGAATTTTACCCAATAGCTTTTGTGCATTATCAAGATTATCAAACAATCCTTGAAGCGTAGTAAGTCCTGCTCCTTGTCTGAGCATAGAAAGAATACCAGCCTTATCATCAGTAGCAGATCCAAGAAGTTCTTCATTAACACCAGAGATCTCCATAACTTCACGTGCTAATAGTTCACTTAACTGAATCATAGAAGGTGGTATTTGAGGAGCATTTATACGTTGTACATCGGTCATATTAGCTTCTTCTTTTAACGCTAAACCACGACCTTGAGCTGAAAGAAAGACATCTTTTGGATTAACTAAAGCATTTTCCTTATAAACCCAACCTGAATTCAGTTGCGATTCAAGAATATCTAATTCTATTTGTCTTCTTCTATTATACAAATATTGCGCATCTCGTAGTCCACGAACAACACCCTGTATTCTCCAAGGAAAGTAAGGTATTTGAGGATTATAGTAAGCAAATACGGGAACGAATGGATAAATATCTATCCCAAGAGGATTAGGACCGTCGTACATAACACGACCTTCAAGAACAATAGCCAACTTAACTGTTGGGACCTCTTGGTTAATAACAGTAACTTGAGGATAGGTAGCAAGAAACTCTTCAAGCGATTCTTCTTTAGAAGACTTCCACTCCATCGTTTCACCAGTTTGCGTATCAACAAGCATGCGCTGTGTTCTGTAATCACGATAATAGTACTCATCATACGCAAGAAGACCTTGATTGCCTGAGTTTAATGATTCAGGCATAAATTCAAACTTCCCATCTTTTCCTCCGCCAGCTTGACCCTGCATTCCCATTATTTCATCTGCTTGATCAGGGAGAAGAGAAAGAGCTTCTTTTTTAGAAACAAATGAACGCTTCCATAATCCATTACAATCAGATAAATCAGCTTTCTTAAAGAAGGGGTCAATAAGAAAACTATTATAAGCACAGTTATCTACACGTATATCACCAGAAATAGGATCACGACGATAATCCATCCATACCTGTAAGAGGTTCATACCCGTTACTAATGATCCATGAAACGAATCAGAGATCGTTTCTAACACACCTTCTTGCTGTGAAAGCCACATAAGTATCTTTGAAAACTGATCAGCAGTATCTGCATCACCATTCTCTGTAGGAACTGCGATTATAGACTTTCTATTCCGTCTCTGATTACCAGATATCATGTTTACAACACGACGAATTCTATTGAAGTTAAACTGTTTTCTACGATTTATGGGGATAGATCCGTAAATATCGTTCCACAAAGTCTGATCACCTGCTTCAAAGCGAGTGTCGGTATCTGCTTCACTCCAGAAGGACTGGTTAATAGTAATAGCCTCAGCATAGAATGCTTCCATACGGCTCAAGACACCGCGGTTTTTCTCATTATAGTACTGAGGTCCTAATTGAGGGAATAAAGGCACACTAATTCCTTTTTTAAAAAGTTTCTAGGAAAAAGATAGCACATTAAACCTTGGGTGCATCCTCTTTTCTACATCCCTTACAACCACAATCACCTTCAATCATTTTCTTCTCTTGTATAACTGACCATTTTTCATCAAACCAGAGGAAGAATTCTTTTCTATCTAGATAAGATTCTTTTGCAAACTCTACCATAGGCTTTAAGAGTAAAATGAGATTTAATAATTGATAGTCAGTTCCATGAGGACCATGAACCCTTTCCATCTTTGTCGCCTCATCCATCTCTTTATTTTTAAGTAAATCTTGAGCCTCTTTATTTATCTTATAAATATGCTGTATAGCCCATGCCATTGCGTGCTCTAATGCTTTATCCTTGTTCACTGACAATCCTTTTATTTGATGAGTTTTTATTAACCGCCTTATAATACTACATTTTGCCATCACTTCTAGGCTTATTGCCAGAACAATCTAACCGACAAAGAAATATCTTAATACGCTCTTCTATTAATTCGTCAGACATACCACTATTTCTCAACAGTTTATACAAGTTTCTTACGGCTCCTGACTTAAGGTAATCCTGATTATATTTAGGATCAAACAAGCCACTCTTTTCTAAAAACTCTTCAAGACCTTTTATTTTCATTTTTTACATCCTTTACATTCATACTCGCCCTTTAATAAACTTATTTTTATTCAGGCCGTTTCCACTTTTCCTCAAATGGTAAGTAACCCCTTAACATACTACGAGAAATCTCACCCCACTGATTTGGATATGATTTCACCAAAACAATCTGTAGTACTCACTTTTGAGAAGATACAATCTTGAACCCAACTTTTTAATCGACCTTAAAACTATTTAAAATAGCCTCTAAATCTTCTTTCTTATAGAATCTATACTTTGAAATAGGATGATAATACACCTTTATTCTTTTAGCTTTTTCCCAATTACGAAGTGTATTTTTATGAACTCCCAGAAACTCAGCTGCTTCTGTTATCATTAAGAAGTCTTTAAAATTCATCATTCTTTACTACTCATAGCAATAAGCTGTTTTTTTGATGATTCCATTATTTTTATCCCCGTATGTAATTAATAAGTATCTCTTTCACCTATTATAAGTATAACATAGACTACCAACCTTGACAACCTTACCAAACTATGCTATAATTATAGTAGAAGGTAAGGAAACAGATAAACAATCAGAAGGATAAAAATGAAAAATATAAACAAAGAATTGACCAAGACAAATGAAGAAATGATCAATTATATCATCGAACGAGGAGTAGAAGAATATTGCGAATTAATCGAAGAAGAAAGAGATGCTGGAAATAACGATGAAATTTTATGCAGAGTTGGTGGAGATAAATATGATGTTCTTTATGAATTAAGACTATTCATCCTAAACAATGACATTACTTCAAAAGATTCTTTAACCCCAAGAGCACTAAAAATATTTGCTAAGAATATCAATGAATTTGAGCTGGAAGAAGTATTAGATAGTCTCAAAGATATACAAAAAAGAGCTATCACAAAAGCCTACTTTGAAATAAAAGAAGAAGAGGAATTCGTTGCCAAAAATTAAGTAGTTACGGGCCCACGTGGGGCCATAACTTATAAGGTACTTCAATAGTGTGGTAGATCGTCTCTAAATATCGATGGCATATTACTGTTATTATTACGACCATAGAGTGTTTCAGCGTATCGTCTATCTAATTCTTCTGGTGTAGTTGTGTTTTTAACCTTAGGTAAAGAAATACAAAGGTATCTCATAGCATCAGCAAAATGAGAATTACTATCATGCAATGGATGTGCTTTATATACCTTTCGCTTATGATCATACTCTTGTCTATATCCCTCAATAGATTTTATTAAACTAACGCATTGAGTATTATCAATCCAAATCTTACCTAAAGAGGAACGCACAACCTCTATACCATCAATAATACTAATGTTGGCAGCAGTCATAAACTTTACTCCTAACTGCTTTGCCTTCTCAATACGCGTTAATCCTGAACCCCATTCTTTTACAGCAATGTCATGAGGGGCTATATGTCTACCATACGTATACGGTTTGTTCTTGATAACATTCACATAATGCTCAAGACCTTCTTTGCTATTCTCATAACAATCAATGATACGTACCGTCTGACCAATAGTCTGAAAGAAGATAATGCAAGTTGAGTCACGAACCCCTAAATCCCATGCTGTATGAACAGAGAATGCACTTTCCCATGGAACACTACCTATTTGACCCTTAAGTTTCATGCGATCAATGTATTTAGAATAATATGATCCTTCAACTCCGAGCGTAAAGCTACAGAAATACTCTTGTTGTATAAGATCTTCACTTATTAAACCAGAATATCTCTCTTTCTGTATTGTCTCGAGAGATATATGGCCAGTATCCATTACCGTAAGAAAACTCGAATACCAATCAGGATGATTTGATGCTATCTGATATAACTCATAAAAATGATTCTTTGCTCGTGGTGTACTCAAAAACATGGCCCAACCATCATTTGCTGCCAAAATAGGACGAGCATACTGGAACGCTCTTGGATCTGCTAAGGCCCACTCAGTAAACACGATACCAAGCGGGTTAGAACCTACTAAACTTCTATCGTAAGAGTCTGAACCAATCACCTGGATCAATGACCCATTAACAAGATGAAGTTTCATCTGTTGGTCATTCTTTCGCTCTATAAGTTCTGATGGTATATAGTCTAAAAACTTAAAACCATCATTTGTCATTGAGTCCCATATTATCTTTCTCCCGTGTGAATACGTAGGCGCACAATAAAAATAAACACCAGGCTTTAGCAATGCAGCTCGGATCATACAATTCCATCCTAAAACATCCTTTCCACTACGGCGTGCCCATACAGCAAGAATACGTTTGTAGCCCTTGTTGAATAAAGCATCCATGATAGGTATCTGATAAGAGCGAGGCTTAAATCTATTAAGCTTTAATCGTGTCTCTATTTTTAATTTCATGTACTCTTTACTTCTTTTTGGGAACGAGTGGTGAGTTTGGAATGCTATCAAGAACAATAACACTTGGCGCTACATGAGAATTCTCATTCTCTTTGAGCTTAGATCTCCACACTTCAAGCTCTCTTATATCTTCACAATAGAGTGGCATTGTATGTTTCACCGTAGAAGGCTCAAGCTTACGCGTTAATGCTCCCTCTTCTCTTCGTATGCCTATAATCTGCATAGCAACAGAATGAGCGTCTGTCATTTCAGGATATTTCTTTACCCATTTATAAAATGTTTTTTTTAATATACCTTTCATGATATAGAACTTACCAAGTGTAAGCGCTGAATCACTAGAGACAGACCACTTTACAAGCTCTTTTGAAAGTCGTGTTATAAATGATGATGAGATTGGTTTTACACGCATGCTAAAAGTATCTCGGTAATCTTCTAACCATGCGCTATAAGGCGTGTCAGAGTCACGTTTTGTAACCTTTTTTGCTGACTTTACTCTTTTATTGCTATTGTTTAAGGTTCTCTTCTTTACTGACATATATAAGATCTCCTTTATTATATCTTATGCTATCTCACTTATAGTAAATTCTACTCGTGGGTGCTTATCGTAAATCTTTTTTGTACGTATCTCAGCTATTTGATCAGTGCTTTTATAAATAATTTTATTGGAAGTGTTAAAAACAAACTTTAAACAGTCTCTTATAGAAGGACGAACTATACAGGACTTTCTATAAACACTTTTATTACTTTGATCTACTAGTGCACACTTTGGTCGTATGTAAAAAACAGCTTCAAGACATAAAGGTCCAGAAAATAATCGTGCTTCTCCATGCTGACCCTTAAGAGAAAGGAGCGTTCTTATTTTTAATTCTCGTTGCGCATCCCACATTCTCTTAACATTAGCAAAGCATATACGAGCTAATAAAAATGGGTCATAATCTAACACATACGTCTTGCTTCTACTCATTACAACTCCTATTGCAACTCTTTAATTTCTTTCGTTAACGATTGAATGCTGTTATACCATATTTTAGTCAGCTCTTTCAAGAAGAACCTACTACCTGATGGTGGCTCAATCAGCATCTCTTGGTATTTAATAATATCTTTTTTAGCCTTTTTTATCTTCTCTTGTTTAGATAACTCTTTTTCTACTATTTGCGGAGAATGATTACGTACCATATATGGACGATCTGCAATCTTTTTACTCATGATGGCAGATCTACCAACGGACTGTGCCTTTTGCCAGTCTGGTACAATCTCATTAGCATCACACCACTTCTTACACACCATAAAGAACCAATTAAACGGATCTTTTATATTTCTAAAGTGCTTCATCTTCTCTTTTGCATGAGCTATAGCATCCGAGGGGAATACACTCAGCTTGGTTTGACCATCAATTGTCAAATGTAATGTAGACAAATCTACAATATATTGAGGAGGTGTAGCCGACTCCTGTTTAAAGTGCTTCATTTTAGCCCACTTCGAATAATTAGAAGGCAATTTCTTGCGTTTCTTCGTTTTCTGGTGCGATTTTCTCTTCTTTTTAGCATCCCCGGTAGCGAAAGCATTATTACAGGGATATATAGACTTACTTGTAATACTATTTCTTGTGCTATATTCATACTGCACAGGATTTAATATAGGGGCATTAGGCATATATTCAGACTGAATAGGAATCATGCAATTAACCAGGCTGAGAAAGACAAGTGGAAGAAAACGTAGTGATGGAAGTACTCCTGAAAGAAGAGATCGTATCTTGGTATCAAAAAATATAGGATCTACTGCATAAAGATTGCTCGCCTTCCAACGCCGCTTGCTTGCAATAAGGCCGAGACCTTTTAGTACTTTTATGTAACGATTTACAGTCTCTCTTGTACATCCAACATAATTAGCTATAGCTTTTGATTGTGATGGATAAATATGCTTGTATGTATTGCTTAGACCTATAAGATAGTTAAGAAGTCTGAGTTGAGTTCGAGTTAAACCATCTATAATAGTTAATAAATGCAAACTACCTTTTATACCTAATTGAAAAGAAGTTTTTTTATTTACTTGTATTTTAGTAAAATTTGATTTATTCTTGTTTTTGTTAATGATAACTAGTAATCTGTTTCTCATTGTATTAGTTTTCCTTAACAGTTAATGATAACTAGTAATTGTATTAGTTTTCTTTGTAATAACTGGTCCTATGTTTCGTATAGCAATTTTTTGATGTTCTTTCGTATTCATTGTACCAGTTTTACTTAACTTTGAAATTTTCGTTTGTATATAAGAATGGGGTTTGTTCGCCCCAGAGATGAACTTGTTCATCTGCATTGTACCTTCCTTCCTATGAGCAAACATAGGGAGCCGGTTGTCTATGATAGGCAAAAGAGGGCGTTTATTTAAGAGCATTTGTTTCCTTAGTGGGTTGCATGGTTTTTTAGTAATTGTTTTTTGTTTACTTTTCATGGTTCAGAACTGTTTCCTTTCGGGGTACATTGTTATAAAGATCCTTCTTGGGTTTTGTGTGAGTTTCTAAATATAGCCTCCTTGGTTATGTTGTTTTTTCTAAAAAGCCTCCTTTGGTTTTTTTATATATAGCCTCCTTTGGTTATTTGTTTAAAGTTTTTACCTTTTATATAAAATTCTCTCGCCTGCAAGCTAAAAAATTAATATAAGATAAAAACTACCTTTCTCTGGCGATTCCGTCAAAATAAATTTCAATAAAAATCATTAATTGTCGTTTTTGTAATGACTTTTTTCTTTTATATAGTGTTTTTGTGCGTACATACAACATTCAAGACAGCTTGACTTCTTGACTTCAATATGCTATATTTATAGAGAAAGAAATACAGCATTATTAAAAGAAAGAAGTCATCATGGAAAGTATGAAAAAAACTATTCAAGATCGTCATGATCGCCATATGAGTGAAGCACTACAAGAGAGTAATGATAAAAAAATATCTGAAAAGCTAAGTTATATATTAAATGAAATTCGTTCTCTTTCTCAAAAGCTTGAATCACCAAAAGACATTCAAAAAACAAGATCTGATGATTTAAAAGATTTATTTAGTGCATTAGCTAAAGCTCAATCAGAAATGAGATCAGCAGGATTAAACTCAGAGAATCCTTACTTTAAAAGCAAATATGCTGGTCTTGCTGAAGTTGTTAAAGCTTCTCGCAGTGCTTTAACAAAGAATGAGCTGAGTGTTATACAACAGATTATGCCAAACAAAGAAGGACAAAACTTTCTTCATACTATCTTGGGTCATGCATCAGGTCAGTGGATAGAAAGTCGCATGAGAATTGTACCACATAAGCCTGACATACAATCTCTTGGCTCTTACATCACTTACCTTAGAAGATATTCATATGCTTCAATTATTGGTGTTGTATCAGCTAATGAAGATGATGATGGTGAACTAGCAGTACATGACATGAGAAAGACAGTGTCAAAAGGGGTAGCACTTAACACAAAATATAATCCAAGAAAACAAAGTTCAGAAACTATTACCAAAGAACAGTTAGAAGAGTTAGAATATGAGCTCGGTGATTATACTGACATTTGTGAAATGGTACTAGAAGGACTAAAAATTCAATCTCTTGCTGATATGCCAAAAGATAAATATATGGTTTCTGTAAGAAGAATACGTGAGATAAAAAAACTCAGAGAAGGTCGTTAGAGATATTAGTTTCATATGGTTAACCCCCTACATGAGTACTGATACGAAAAAGGCGATGGTTTTATTCCATCGCCTTTTTTTAATATAACTATATCTTTATTTTTTTTTCTCTTTTTTTTTATCAGCTATATTTACATCTTTTATTTTAACTATATTAAGAATAGAACTTATGTCATCAGCCAAATTCTTTTTGTTATCTTCATGCTTTTTCTTAAGATCTTTAATATCCTCTACAGTGGGATGAGTATAGTATTGCGTTAAAGAATTATAATTTACTTTTCTTTCATCTATCGGCAAAGAGTTCTCTTCCGGATCATAATAAGGAGTGAACATTGATATTGGTGGTATTGAACAAATAAATAGCGATGAAGACGATGCCAATACAAACAAAGCTTTTAATATATATTTCATTTCTTCTTTTTTCCCTTAAGTATTAATAAATATTAAACAATTATAAAAGTGTAGTTTCTAGATTTTATTAAGTAAGTCAATAAAATAAAACCGTCTAAATAGAACAGATTTAATACCAAAAGAAGTTTGAATAATTGATTACATTTAAACAATGCTTTGTTTTAGGGATATATAAACAATAACTGTCTATTGTGTATAAACTTTGCTATAATAAAACCCTCTAAAAAAGAGGGCAAATTTTTATGCAGCTGGTGGCCATCCAATTAAAACTAAAGAAAGCAACGGCATAAGTTTAAGAAGTCGGTCTAACATAAGAAGTCCTACAATTAAAAATGATTATAAAGACTAAAGTATAGTAACTAAAAAACTTATATCAATGCAGGATATTCCCATTTTAAATAAATATAATCCATCAGAACATTCCTTAGCATCACAAGATTTGTTTAAGCACAATTCTTATGCCTTTATCGAAAAGCTTGAGAACTCTTCTATTAAATCAGTACTGCATAATTGGCTAAAGAATCTTTCTCCTGAAACGAGACGAAACTATTCTTATTATGTAACCGATATGATACGACGTAATATCATCCCTGAGAAAGATGCTTTAGGAAATCCTTTTACAGTGGGACACTTTAGACTTATCCCTCATGAGCTAGTTCTTGATTACATAAAAAGCATTAAAGAATGGTCAGAAGGTACTCGACAATTGCATGCAGCAGTATATATATCACTCACATCCTACTTATCCCGAATAAGCCAAGGATGGGTCAGAAAAGTAGAACCATCAAGGCTCAGGTCAAATCCAACGTTTTATAAAGTACGAGAAAAATGTGCAACCAATGCTTTAACCTTAGCAGAATGGTATAAGTTCATTTCTGAGTTGTCAGATATTAATACAAGAGACTCATTGATAGCTCGATCAGCATTTCATGGGGCCAAAAGAATAACAGAAGTCATTAGCATTAAACTTTCTCAAATAGATTGGGGAAAAAATATTATTCGCTATAGACAGTCAAAGTCATGCGGAACATTTCGTGAAATACCCATTACATTTCCATTGTCTTTTATGGAAGAACTTAAAATGTATATAACAGAAACAATTGATATACGAAAAGACTCACCTTTTGTTTTTATTACAAGAACCGGAAAAATGGTAACACGATTCCAGCTTAATTATGCATTTAAAAAAGCAGGAGAGAGAGCTAACATTAAAATTAAAGTAACTCCTCATGTTCTACGTGCCACCTGGGTAACACTTGTTCGCAATCAAGGAGCAAGCGACTCACAAATCATGCAAGTAACTGGTCACAGAAACAACACAATGGTTATGGCATATGATAAGACTAGTGACGAAGAGAATATATCTAAAAAGATAAACTTTATTTAAGTTAAACGTAATAACTACTATAAAAATACACTCTTATTCAAGTAAATTTGAATAGGCACTATCACAAAGCGCCCTTCTGAGAATTCAAAGCGCCCTTCTGGCTAACTTGCTGTAAATCTCATAGAAAATGCACCTTCTTGAAATCCTGTGACACCAGCTTCTATAGAAATAGACAAAAGTTCACCTTCTGTAACAGCTACAGAATCTACTGTATTAGAGAATTGACCAAAGGTTAAAGCAGTTGTTGTTACAATCAAAGTTGTGTTAACTCCATCAAGTCTAACCGTATAATCAACATCATTTGTTGAAGAATTATTACCAAGCTGAACATAGAAATTATCTAGAGTACCACTTTGAGACATAGGGATTTGATGAGCACCTTCGTTTGAGCCTGATGGTGAAGGTTCAAATACAGTAGCATATCTAATAGAGCCAACAGTATTTAGAGTTTCAAATGCCTTCCCCATAATGCTAGAACCTCCACCACTTGACGCAGCCTGCCACGTAGGCGCAGCACCAGTATTCGCGGTTAGCACCTGGCCATTTGTTCCAACCGAACTTACTTCAGAAAGAGCTCCTGAGGTTCCGTAAACAGCAACGGTATTTGGTGTGGCATAATCAATATTAACACTACCAGTACCATCGGGTGTTAATGTTATATCTCCATTAGTATCGGTAGATATAATAGTGTTACCATTGATGTTTATGTTGTCTACATCAAGATTGGTGAATGTCGCTGCACCAAGACTGTTTATTGACGCTACTTCAGCATCTGAATCATTTGTGAATGATACTGAATCAGTTCCCGCATCATCTGCCATGTTAAGTACTAGATCACCGCTTGCTACAGTATATAGAGGACTCGTCACTGAAGTTGCTAATGAAATTGCAGCATCGAGATTAACAATAGGAATAGCAGCAGTACCAGTTACATTTATGTTTGTTCCTCCAGTAATACTCGTAACAACCCCTACTGTAGCAGCTTGCCATGTTGGAGCGGCCCCAGTATTCGCAGTAAGAACTTGACCATTGGTCCCAACAGAACTTACCTCGGAAAGTGATCCTGTTCCACTATAAACAGCAACAGTATTTGGTGTACCACCATCAAGATTAACTATAGGATCAGTTGCTGTACCAGTGATATTGATATTTGTTCCGCCACTTACACTATTTACATTACCATCACCAAAATTAATCCATGAAGCAACATTATTACTTTTAGATACAAGTATATAAATATCATCTGAAGTTGGTGCAACAGAAGGAATTAAGTCTAAGTTGCTTGTATCTAGCCAGATAGTACTTACATTAAAGTTTCTATAATCATTAGCAGTTGGTGCTCGAGGATGCTTCTCAAATTGAGGAGGAGTAGCAGCTCTTACCCCAAGATATGCTGATGCATTCCGTCCATCTCTGTATAATGCCATACTAAACTCCTCAATTTCTTATTTTACTTCTAATTCACGTTTTGATCTGTTCTTATAGTTTGGCTGTGCAAAAATAAGCTCAGCTAAAGCATCTTTATCAAGAGGAATAGATTTAACACCATTCACTTCAAGCTTTGGCATCCACTCTTTCTTTAGTTTATCAAAGCATTGTTCGTATTTATGCATTAATACCCATTTCAATCGACGTTTGAGATCTGCATCAAATATCTCTGATCTAATTTCATTGGCCATAACCTTCTTTTGTATTTCAGAAAGAGTAAAAAGTTTAATATTATTAACAGAAATTTTCATTTTTTTCCTTTTTGTTAAGATAAAAGCGCTACAGAAATAGTACCACTAGTCACATCAGTAATTTTAGTTCCTCCACTATTAGTAATATGAAAAGTTGCTGTATCACTTGCAGTCATATCGGCTAAAAAATTAAACCTTCCCGCTACAGCAAGAGATACATCTCTTGCTTTTAATGGACTTTGATAAGCGCATGAATAAGTACGTGCAGTTGTTACGAGGTCTACTATAGTAGAGGTAGAATTAGAATACCTTGTATTTAAATACCCACAAAAATAATATATTCCTGTAATAGGCGCAGTAAATGTTGGAGAAGAAAAATTTCCATTTTGATCTATTAATTCTGTCACAAATGGCATAGTATAGTCTGTTCCATCCCCCGTTACATTATTCTGAGAAGAATTTTGCGCCAGGACTGCAGAAGAAAGAGGATGAGTAACATTACCACCAGATGTTATTTTCCATAAATCTCCGGTTCCTAAAGCGGAAGGTGCAAGTTTGAATGAGTCACTATCAGTGTCATCAACGCCCATTCTAAACTCTTGTGTAGTATTAATATCAAAATCAATATAAGAATCTCCTGATGCACCTGGATCAACGGTAATAGCAGAAGAGGATAAAGGATTACTTATATTGTTTATAGAATTTTTAGTGGCCATAATAATCCTAACTAATTAAACATCCACTAAAATAAGAATTAGCTCCAGTAATATCAACAACCTTGGTTCCATTTGCTGTATATAGATACACGTTTGCAACATCAGCAGCAGTCATATCAGTAATTATAGCTAATTGTGATCCATAGTCTGTATTAACATCAAATACATTACCAGGATCAATAAAATTAGCAATAAAGTTGGTCGCCGTTGTTGTTATTCTTAGTTGATATGTGTTATGGGATGTGGTAAAACCTGTTGCTCTAATAGAAGTAGTTAATAAATAAATACCAGTTACTGGCGCTGTAAACGTAGACGATGCAAAATCACCTCCTTGATCAAAAAATTCTCCTCCTGTGAATGTTACTGAATAGACGGTTCCTGACCCAGTTATATTAGCTTGATCAGCAGCATAAGCACCAAAACAACTATTTTGAGGCTTAATAACATTTCCATCAGAGCTAATAGAATAAGTATCATTAGTTCCCAATGCTGACCCTTGAGAGATCTTAAATGCATCACTAGCATCATCATCAACTCCAATGCGAAACTCTCCAGTAGCATTGATATCAAACTGAACAAAGCTATCACCAGAAGCTCCAGGATCGATCGTAACAGCTGTTGAAGCTAGTGGATTAGAAGTGTTATCTATACTGTTTTTTGTAGCCATTATTACTCCTTATACGATGGTTATGTTTCCTAAACTAGACAATATAAGCCACCGAGTAGATGTTCCAGAGACTGTGCAGACCATTCTTACTGAGTCGCCCAGTGCAGTAGCTTCTAGGTACCCACCAACTCCTATTGTTGTAAGTGAACTACCAAATCGTATTGCTTGTAGAGCATTCTGTGCAATTCTCCACCCCACAGCAGTATTGATATTAGTTAACTCAATTATATCTCCAATAGCAGCTGTAGATGGCAATGTCATTGTCAAAAGACCTGCTTTATTAGCTATATAGCCATTTGCAACAACCAATGTCGCATTAACCGTTGTAACTGCCCAGGTAAGTCCACCACCACCACCACCAGCTGCTTGAAACGTTGGAAGAGCGCCAGCTCCATTAGAGGTTAATATTTGTCCGCTCGTACCAACAGATGCAATTGATTGATGCGCTGCCGTTGTTGTAGTTCCACCACAAATTACTGCATATGCTGTTGCTGTAGTTCGTCCAGATCCACCACCTGCAACTACAGCGGTGCCAAATGCTGGATTGACTGCTGCGCCTTGTGAAATCAAAGGAACACCACTTGTTGCAGAAGGAGCTACTGTTGCAATAGCAGAAGTATTATTACCAATTAATACATTATATTGTGTTAACGAAGTAGAGCTCGTACCACCATTGGCAACTGGAAGAGTTCCACTAACACCTGTTGCTAGTGCAATCTGAGCCCATGCAGGATTATTAGATGCTCCGGTATTAGAAAGATAACGAGTCGAAGAAGCATTCTTAGCAAGTGCACTCAATGTGTTTGCTGCTGAAGAATAAATTATATCACCCTGCGTGAATGAAGTAAGACCAGTACCACCATTAGCAACTACAAGAGTTCCTGTAATCGTTTCAGTTGTTCCGGCACCAGCAAAAGTAAGTCCCGTAGTTCCACCAGTAAAGGTAAATGCAGAGGCAACTAAAGCCCCACCACTATCACCCGTTATAGAAATAGAAGCTGACCCAGCAGTCTGAAATGTTGGAAGAGCACCAGCACCATTAGAGGTTAATAGCTGACCAGATGTACCTACAGATGCTATTGACTGATGTGCTGCTGTTGTTGTAGTTCCACCACAAATTACTGCATATGCTGTTGCTGTGGTTCGTCCAGATCCACCACCCGCAACTACTGCTGTTCCAAATGCTGGATCAGCTGCTGCGCCTTGTGAAATCAAAGGAACACCACTGGTTGCAGAAGGAGCTACTGTTGTAATAGCAGAAACATTGTTACCTATCAATACATTGTATTGTGTTAACGCAGTAGCTCCGGTTCCGCCATTAGCAACTACAAGAGTACCTGTAAGTGTTTCAGTTGTTCCTGCTCCAGCAAAAGTAATACCTGTAGTTCCACCAGTAAAGGTAAATGATGTTCCCGTTAGGGCACCACCACTATCACCAGTAATATCTATTGTGGATCCACCAGCTTGAAACGTAGGAGCGACACCAATTCCTCCGGATGTTAGTACCTCACCGGCATTACCAACAGCCGTCGTAACTATACTAGTTCCATCAAAATAGTTAACACCATATGTTGTTGCCATTGTAATAGCATTAGTTCCACCATGAGAAATGATGATAGGAACATCAAGATTAACAACTGGATCAGCTGCAGTTCCACTCGTATTGATACCAGTTCCACCCGTAACACTATTTACAGCGCCACCTCCGCCACCAGCTGCAGTACTTCCTATTTGGCTCATGATGCACCTCCGAATGCTGATACATAAAAACTACCAGAGCCTGCAGCCCCAGCAAGTTGTTTTACATATATACGTGTTCCTTCAGCAATATAGAAACCATTAGCTATCGTCTTATTAGCCGTTATATCAAGAACTAGGTAGCCACTCGTAACTAAAGGTATATGATCATCAACTCCGTCAAACGAAATCATAACGGAAACATCTGTTAAGTTCTGAAAAATAATGAGGCGAATAGGTTTATCAAATGCAGTCCCTACTCCCGCATAACCAGCACCAATAGACCCAAAAGCTAACTCTTTAACTGTCTCTGGGACGAGACGAATTGATAAACTCATTTCTACTCTCCTATGGTAATTGGGTATATGCTACTACATAAAAGAGTCCTGTACCCATAGAGCCTTTAATATATATCTTTGTTTTTTTAGCAATTTGAGCTCCACGAGCAGTAGACCCAAGAAGAGCAGAAAAATTAATCTCTGTCTGACTATCTGATAAGACAAAGTCATGACTTGTAATACCATCAAAACTAACAGTCCCATCGGTATCAGATTCATTAATAAATTTTAAAATAGAAACAGGGTATATAAATCCTACTGCATCTACTACCTGGAAGCTTGCTGACAATGAAGTTGTATCAAATGATTTTAGCGCAAGCGGAATAATCCTTTTTGTTGTTGGCATTACTCTTCTTTCTTTTTTTATAAAGCTGAATTCATTAAAATATTCTCTTTATTTCTATAGAAAGCATACAAAAACTATGTATAAATTTCCTCAATTAATCTATTTTAACCCAGGCCCATAATTTTCTATGTTTTATTGATGAAGCAGTACTCTGACTGATTCCAAAGTCTTTAGCTATTCTACAGCCCTTTACTCCCATCTTAAACCTAGATAGTATCTCTTTAACCTCTTCTTCAGAAAGTTTTTCAACTTTGCCCCTTCCCTTTCGCACTTTATCTTTTTGATTGTCAAGATAAGTACCCACCTTAAGATGATCAGGATTAACACATGGAGGGTTATCACAGATATGCATTACTATTAATCCTTTTGGAATTAGTCCTCGATATAATTCATAACTTATGCGATGGGCTATATTAGTTCTTTTATCTCTAAAAGAGAAAGACCCATAAGGCAACTTCTTGCCATAATTTTTTTTACCTCCTTTCCATTCCCAACATCCATCCGTTTTATCAAAGAACTTTTCAAATGCTTCTTTCATTATAGCTTTTGTCTCTTGATGGGTTTCTTGCTCCCATTTTTTATGTATCTTTTGAGATGATTTCTTACCAGCTGTAGAGCATTTACATGAATTTGAGCAAAACTTAGAACTTTCATAATGCCTTTTAGCTACTAAATAAATAGTCCCGCATAATAGGCACTTTTTTTTTAACTTTGGTTGCTTTATAAAATCACTACTACATTTGTTAGAACAAAATTTTGATGATTTTAGACGAACCTCTACAAAGTATTTCTTATTACACTGATTACATTTTTTCTCAATGCGTTCAATATACATATGCTTATTATGGCACTCTCGTGAACAGAGCTTTGCAAATGAAGACTTGCTACTAAATTCCTCTTTACAATGACAACATTTTTTTATAAATGGCATAAGCATCCTATAATTAATTAATTTTAACTATAGAATGCTTCACCTTTCTTAATATGTCAAAGACCTCAGATCACGCCGCGGTTGTGATTGCTGTCCATGTACCCACCGCATCTGTGGCAATATACCCCCTTGTACTCGTACTGGAGCCGTCGGTACGTAAATATAGGCTCCCTTTTGGTGCATTATGAGATGGAGCTCCAGTACCAACTTGTATAGCTGCAGTTTGTGCACTTTGCACAAGATGAAGTCCAGTAGTTGCAGCTAATGCACCTGTAGTTACTTCTACACCACCAGCAGATGAAATATCAATAGCATCTTTTCCTGTACCTTGATTTGCCTCGATTACAATGGTTTCAGACGTCCCATTGTTGGTTGTAATAAGAATTGTTTCTGCGGTATTATTAGGGCCACTAATCGTTATATCACCACCACTAATATCAATATCTCCGCCACCACTCGTAATATCTATACCACCAGCCGCATTGCTTGCATTAATAACAATTGCATCGTCTGCAGCTTCAGATGAAGCAATATTAACTTGTAGTGCAGCATCCATATCAATACCACCTGCCGTTGCAACAAAATTAATTGCATCTTCAGAAGCCATTCCCGTTGCTGTAAGTGTTATTCCACCAACATCTGATAAAAGATTTATAGAATCAACACCAGTTCCTTGGTCACTGTGCAATTGTATCGTTTCACTTACTCCACCATTAGCATGAAGTTTAATAGCCAGAGCAGCATCTTCAGTAGAGCTAACTAATACAGATCCAAGAACAGATGAAAGAGTTAAATCTATTCCTGCGCCAGTAGTCGTAATATTAGAAGCTAATGCTCCATCAATAGAAAACGCTCCAGCAGTTGCAAGAACATCAAATCCATTAGCACTGCAATCAAAGTCAAAGCCATCACATGCCATAACTATATCACCACCGGTAGCCAATACATCTAAACCAGCAGTTCCAGCAATCATATCTATACCACCAGCAGCATTAGAAGCTGTAATTAATATTGCATCTGATGCTGCTTCTGATGAGGCAAGATTAACTTGTAGCGCAGCATCAATATCTATACCGCCAGCAGTTGAATTAATATTAATAGCATCATCAGACGCTAAACCAGACTGTAAGGTTAACCCACCGACATCAGAATCAATAAGAATAGAGCTAACTCCAGTACCTTGGTCTGAACGTATACGAATTTGTTCTGATGTTCCGCCATTGGCATGCAAATAAATAGAAGGCGCCGCATCAAGAGTAGAAGTAAGATCAATTAAGGCCCCTGATGATAAATCTAAATCACCTGTAAGAGTAGTCACGCCTGACACAGTAAGAGCTCCACTAATTGTGGTAGTTCCTGCAGCATTATCAAAATTAATAGTTCCACTTGATATTACAGTAGTTCCTGCAGCATTTTGTACATCTAGTGAAGTTCCAGCGCCAGTAATATCAAGTGATGCGAGAACTGTAGCACCAGCTGCCGGAGTCGTTGTCCAGTTAGATGAATTTGCTGTAATAGACGCAAGTCCATAAAATACACCCGCAGAAGTATCAACCCAAGTACTTCCAAGCTCAGCCTGATCTCTTGTAGTTGGTGCTCTGTTAGCAATAATAGGACGAGGAGCTACTTGAATTAAGTTATCACCCATACCATAGACAAATTGCGGTGTAATCTGTTTTGTTGCCATCTACTTCCTTTTTATAGAGGAGTGAAAAATCTTATATATTTACTCTATCAAAAAAACAAAACGACAACCTAGAAGTATTAATTGCATTCAAGTCATCTTGACAGCTTGATGGCAATGTGATATACTTATTATAGATAAGCAATAGTTTATTTATCAAGGAAATACAAAGATGTTCACCAATAGAAAAACAATGACGATAAGAATCGATGCATCTCTTCATAGAAAAGTTAAATTTTTAGCACTCTCAAGAGGAATTACCGTACAAGGATGGGTAATGTGTGCGATTGTAGAAAAAATGTATAAAGATGATACGGATTTAAAAGAACAAAAAGTTATCAACTCAAAATAATAAACAACGTTATATAAAAAGGAGAATGTGCTTGGATCCAGAGAATGAAGCAATAGTAAGAGTTTTACTTTTTTCAGTTTATTTATTTTGGTTTTGGTGGGTAGGAAGAAATTAGATATTTATTTAGACGCGACGTCGCCGCGACGAGAGAGCGACGAAATTATTATGATGTTAGGTGGAATTATTATGATATTAAAAAATTTTCTATATATGTTTAGGATTTTAGACTGGGGAAACTTATGGCTATTACTTTTTCATCCTTTTGTTTGGATAGTGTTGTTGATAATAGTATTAATAACACTATCCATTAATTTATTAGCGGGATTTATAAAATCCATTGATTTACTAGCAGGATTTATAAAATATTTGATTGATCTTTTTATGAACCTTTTACAGAGACCGAATACTTAGCTTTTGGCTTTTCTGCTTAAAAGCGTTTCAAAAAGACCTCTAAATTGCTTATCTTTTTTTTCTGTTAAATCAGGACCAGATGAACTTAGTTGATCTTTTTCTGCTTCTGTTAAATCAGCAAAAGCCGTTTTAGAATTTTTAGAATTTTTTTCATGTTTTAATTCAAGCATAGACTTCCGATGGCCTGATACAAATTCTTTAGCAATAGCCCCAACACGTTCATCTGTTCTACTATTTATTAAAGTTTCTATATTTGCTGGCTCAACACCTTGATACTCAGCCATAATTTTTTCTTTTTCAAAATATTTTAATTTAGTTATTTCGTCCATTAAAAGTAAGTTTGTTGCTACTCTTATCTTTCCATTATGTGATTGCATAAGAGATGGAACAGTTTTTAAATAATCTGACGCCTGCCTATCTGTAATTTTTCCACTAAATAGCTTTGGTAAATCTTTTAAAAAATCTTTAGTTAATTTTTGAGCTTCTTGACTATCAGCGTTTAGAACAGTCCCTCTAAGGTCATAACCTATTTTCTTAGCAAGAAAATCATACAGAGCTACCTCTTCAGGCTTTTGTAAGTTTCCATTCTTTAAAAGTTCAAGATACCTATTAAGTCGCATTCCAGAACTTTTAGTAGCGTCATATTTACCATTAATGCCAACAATATACGGTTTGTTTTTTGCATTTATTTTGTCTTGTTTAACATCTAGTCTAGCTATCTTATCTCTTCCATTTTTTATAATTATTTTTTTTTGCTCTGGAGAAATAAGAGTATTTTGCGATATTAAATCAAGTTGTTTTTCTAAAGAATTTGATTTTAATCCAGGAGCTTTTCTAAATCGATCTTCCATTTCCTCAGGAGAATAACTCTTGGGCAATTTAAAAACAAGTCCTTCTTTTTTAAAAGTAACCCCTGGCTTTTCAATGTCTTGTTGTTGACCAATAGGACCTGCCTCTTGCGGCTGACCAATAGGACCTGCCTCTTGCGGCTGACCAATAGGACCTGCCTCTTGCGGCTGACCAATAGGGCCTGCCTCTTGCGGCTGATTAAACGGAGCTGCTTCTTGTG